CGACTGTGTTTGCGGATGCGCAGCTCACGGCAGAACAAAAACGCTATCTGATCGATGTGTACACCCCTGAGCAGGCAGCGACGCTCGACCTCGCGCAGTGGCAACAGGCCTATACGGCACTCAAATCACAACAGGTTTCTGGGACAGATTTACCTCAAACTGCCAAGTTAACTGCTAAATTGGTAGGGAACTATGGTAACAACTGGGCCGAATACATCGCAGAGCCATTTGTTGCTTCAAATTTGAAAAATGCCATCACTTATCTTCCTGATAATAATGATGGGGCACTTCCTGTCAGGAACTTGGAAGAAACAAGACGTTTCCTTAATTTATGGCAAGCGGTGGAGCCATCTCCTGAAAAATTCGGCTTAGATAGCTACAACCGTCGATATGATCCCGCTTTTATCGCGAAAGTAGGGAATAAATTACCTGATGCCGCACCAGATGTCATTATTCAGGCTATTCGTGCACATTACCCCATTCAGAATCCGACTGCTGAGGAAGAACACACTGCACTTGCTGTGATGGCAGATGGTTGGAAGGTACACCCGCTTGTGTGGCCTGAAGCCGCTTCCGATCTATCAACCATGAAGAGATCTCAGCAATTGGTATCTGTTGGGATTATTGAGCAAATGGTGAAAGAGCACAATGCAGCAAAAGGCTATGGTGAGCAAATTACAATCAATACTGGCAACGGTACAGCCGCCGATAAAACGGTTTCATTAAAACAAGATGGAACGGAAGTAACCATTCTATCAGATTTACCACATGCTTGGCATACTGATTCTAATAAGGTGCAGGAATTCCAAGAGCGTTATGCAGAATCACGCAAGCTGGCCATCAAAAAACAATTGGCAACCTATGTGACAGATAGTCCACAAAATAGGTCTGAAGTTTTCGACTTGTTGCATGGAAGGGTTCTCGATTTTCCATCAGAGTTGAAAAAAGAGTTGGTAGATCGCTATACAATAGAGCAGTTGACTGAACTAAACGCACCACAAATGCATAATGTTTATACAGCGGTTCGAGGGACTGATCGTCATGAACCATGGATGCTTCACTCAGTTGATGGGCTCATCAAAGTTTTTGGTAATGGATATAAGGACTGGCTTGCCAAACAGCCGACAGATCGTAGTGCGCATGATGCGACATACTTTTTGAATACAAAAGCTACGGCAGAGGAACTGCAAGGACTCAACCAATGGCTCTTCAAGAATGTAAAATACCAAGGAAAAGACCATAAAGATGCGTATCGTGCACCCAAAGAGTTAGAGATAGTTGTTAATAACTGGGCTGGACTCTCAGCGGAAGAACGCAAGCAATCATATCATGACTTACTGGCGACATGCCGTGCGAAAAAATATAAGGGACAGCGCGATGTAGGCTTTGCTTCAGAATCAGCACGTTGGGGTATTTCGGAAAGCGATTATCCCAAATTCGAAGAAATCTATCTGCGCGGACAAAATGTACCCGAACCATTCGACAGCAAAGAAAGTTTTGAACATCATGGTTTAGTTGGAAGATTTTTGCCCCGAAACGATCCTCGTGTTGGTTATTTCGGTCAACATACAAACTGCTGTCAGCATTTAACAGGGCAAGGTAAGGCCTGTGCTGTTTCTACTATGTCAGACCCTTTCTCGCAACTTTTTGTGGTCGAACGTGATGGCAAAATTATAGCAGGATCATGGGTATGGAAATCACAACATGAATATTCGCGCCCTGAAAATCCAGAGATCAAGAAGATTTATGAAACGGTCACTTTTGACAACATTGAAGCTCTTGATCTGCCAGATGCTCAAAAAAGCGGCGTACGATCTATCTATGAAACCGTAGGAGGGCATTTAACACAATCAGGATATCGCACTGTAACGGTTGGAGGAGCCAGAAATGATATTAGCTTGGAGGGCTTAAAAAGCACTGAAGTGATTAAATTGCCCAGCTCATACACTGGCTATACCGATGCGGGGAGTACACAGTATCTTCTGGCAGAAAATGCTGAGGCTTTATCGCTAGAACACAAGCCTCGGCAGGCAGTATGGACTCGCGGTGCTATAGAAACCGATTTAACTGCATGTGAGAAGATAGCTAAATTAGTCTATCCTGCTGGATGGGATCATGTCTCTCTCCCTGGTTCAATAGAAACAGCGGGTGGTATGATTTTACAGCATGAACGTGACGGAGTGATTGGCTTTGTTGTCTGGGATAAAGAAACGGGTTATATTTCTGATATGGCTGTGCATCCTGAGCACCGACTTAAATCGGTAGTATTGCTAAAGAATTTCTTGGAACAGAGTGTGGCAGAAGGAAACAGTCAATGGTTTAGCGCTGATCTCAAGGAAGATACCTCTTATAAGCTGCTCAAGGGCATGGAAAAGCGCGGCCTTGTAGAACTGGAGGAAATGGGGCGTTCACATTATGTGGGTGATGCTCCGTGCTATAAAGTGCGTTTTCGAGCATCTCAACGTGCCATTGAGATGACGCAGACACAAGACGCAGAGATACTACCTACTGGTCGATATATTCAGCCCACTGCTGAGCGAGCACTTGCTCCAGAACAAAGTATGCAACGTGAAAGGGCAGCATTATGAGTGGATTTGCAGCAAAATTTCTTAAGCAACGCGGTGGCGGTTTGCGTTTGGTCAATGCTATCGAAAAGGGGCGTGAATGTTGGTTTGTTATTAAGGTCGATCCTGTTAAATTTTTGGAATATAGGTCGGCAATGAGCCATGAACGCATTGATTTGCACGATTACGGTCAAATCCTCGATTGTGGCTGGGGAAATGAGCCGCCGCAAGATAAAATCTATCATTGGATGAAAGAGGCGGTTTAAAAAATGGTTACAGGTTTCGCTCCCTGAGTCATTCCCTTTTTACCCCTTGAAACCGCCGTGACCCAACTACCCCCTGCTTCGTCAGGTAGTTGCGTGGATTGAGTGGGCGCAACTTTATCAGAACGTTGTCGCTCGACCATTGCCATGAAGCCTTGGCGAGTTGGTTCATCCATCGCATCCATGATGGTCATGGGGGATAAATCATCACCGAATTTCTGCACCTCTTTCAATTGTTCCTCGATCAGTGGTGTCATAAACTCTGGCTTGGTATGCTCCGCCATTTTGGCGACCAGATCTGGGTCTTTTAGCAAATCGAATGCTTGATCCTGCCGATAGATACCGCTCCACTCAAACGCTGGCGCATAATCAACTTTTTTGCCGTCTATCAACAGCGTGATTTCGCCATACGGATCATGAAATCCAATGGCCCCCACATCTCGGTGATACATCCGCCAGACGGTATTTTCATCGTCATCCATGTCACGATAAACATAGACGCCATTACCAGCACCCCGCTCCGCCGCCTCCACAAATACGGCTGGCTTGATATCGTAGAACTCATAGTCGATGGTCTTGGCCGCAAGATTTACCGCTTCTGCCACCAGAATATTGGCTGCCTCTGGTGCAACGGAATAATAGCCGTTACCATACACCTCCACTCCATTTTCCTGTAACAAGCCAACTGCTTTTTGCAGAGATGACGCCGAAAACAGGGGGGGGGTATGCATTTTCGTCAAGTCTATAATACTGCTCCAACCCGAACTGTTTTAATTCGGAGTGATAAGCGGAAGTATCGAAGCGAAATGCGATCATAACTCCATTATACCAGAGGGTTATTACAATCTCGTTAAGGAATTCTTTGTATTTAATCCACCCTCTGATAATGCCCTGCCTCCGCCTTCCTACGCTTCGCCAGCCCCTTTAGCTTGCGGCCACCCGCCCACACCCACTTCATGAGTTCGGCAGGCACATCGGCATGTTCCTCGCGGTTTACCTTGCGGCGGAGCGTGGAGCGTTGAAGCGCACCTGCGCCGAGGTTGAAGGTGAACGACACCAGCGCATCGAACTGCCCCTGCGTGAGTGGCACGCTAATCAGGCGTAGCACGGCGCGTTCTGCGACCGCCACATCCTGACGGAGCAGATCGAGGGCTTCGTCCTCGTCCACCCCATCCAGAAACTGCTCTTTGTTGGCTTCGGTAATCAGGTGGCCATAGCCGATGGTGGGATACCCCGCTGGACACATGTAAATGATCGGCGAAAAGCCCTCAAAGCGGCAAATCAGGTCAAGCCCTTGTCTGGATATGTGTCTCATTTTCCGCTCCGCAATTTGCTCATGGCGCGTTGGCCGAAGTAAAAGCTGATGATGCCTGCGAAAATTGCTTGGTCTTCCGCCGTCCATAGCAACCACGGAAGATCTGCGGAAAACTGCATTACCTTCACCAGCGCATAGAGAATGAAGAAGCTGTAAGCGATGACGGGGCGCACCGTGCCATTGAGCGCATCCACCCAGCGAATGCCCGTGTTGTATGTCCGATAAAGGGCTTGGGATTCGGCGATGTCAGCGTTCACCTGGATTTCTTCCAGCCGCTGGGAAGCCCCGAGCTTCTGCTGTTCCATTTGCATTTCAAGAATTTTAAGCTCGTGCTTGCGATCCTGCGCGTCGCGGAACAGTTTTAAGAAATCAGGAAAGGCTGCCGACAGGAAGCCGAGTAAAGAACCGAGTAGCGTAATCATAAGAACCTCCATTATTTCCAAGAAAGATGACCAGCGGCGAAGCTGAGAAAGGCCACCAAGCCCGTCCATAGGCCGCCGACTATCAAGAGGGTGCGAAGGCTCCCTTTGCCCTGATTTGCCAGTGCTGTGAGGGATTTGACTTCCTCCGCCAGCACATCGACTGTTTTGGTGAGTGTTTGGATCTGCGCGTTCATCACAGCCAGCTGTGAGCGCACATCAATATCGTCGGGTGGTGACATGGTTCCTCCTTGGGTTTTGGACATAATCCGCCTACGCCGAGGCTTCGGCGGACAAAGAAAAACCGCCTCCCAATTCTGATTTGGGGGCGGTGGTTGGTGATGGAATGAGATGGCGGGTGATTATTTCTCGATCACTTCGATATCGATGCTCTGATCGACCGTTTCCCCCGCAGAGGTGGTGATCCGATTGGTGATGCGATAAGTAACGCCCAGCACGCCCCCCGCAATTTTGATGATGGCCTGATTTTCTGTGAAAGTGGCGGCGATTTCTGTGATATCAGAAGGCACATTCCAACCCGAACTGGTGATGGTTTCCGCTCCAAGGTAGTATGCCCAATCGATACCAAAATTGACGATTTCATCGGGGTCTTTATATCTGCGTGCGATGCCCATTAGAGATACAAGTCCTGAGTGGTTAAAATGATGTGGCTGCCGATCAGATACATCCGCACGCCATTCAGTTCCGCTACCAGCGCACGGTGATGCGTGGTTTCTCCGGTAGCGGTATTTTTCTTGATGGCGTTGCGGTGAAAAAGCGTACTCTCTCCATCGGGAAGAACAGTCACGACCAGAGCTTCAGAAACGACATGGCGAGTGCCGTCCGCTTCATTCTTCAGTTCAAATTCAATAAGATTCTGCATGGTTAAATCTCGTCGTAGCTGAAGGTGATGGTTTCGGAGGGAGTCTGGCCTTGCGTGGCAGTATTCTGCACCTCCATCATACACACGGCATGATCTCCTTTCTCACCCGTGCCAGTGAACGCGCCAGCACCCAGCGATAGAGGAGCGCCGCTGGTATAGGTGAAGGCATTGACATAGCCCGTGCTGTTTGCAGGTTCGGTGGGTGTGGCATAAGCAGTCACCGCCTTTGCCCATAACAATACGCCCGCACCCAGCTCATTGGCACCATCGGTGTAGAATTTCAGGTTGGAAATCTGCACAGAAGGTGCGACGGTGACATTCAGCCGCAACCATTTCTCGAATGAGAAATCAGAACCAGAGGGTGGAATTACCAGCGGATTGTTGTTATCTACCGTGGCATTATCCGCGTTCTTAAAACGGATCGTACCGCTGGTTTTATCGGTCGCAGTGCCACCTGCGCCGTTCTTCTCTATGATTTGAACGGTTGCTACCATCTCATGCTCCTGTTGAATTTAAGGTTTAGAGAAATCCTGCTTGGTGGCATGCACCAAGCCATGCTGTTTGCCCGCGCGTGGCAGATCAGCTGCTGCCACCGTCACATTCTTGTCTTTCGGCTTCACCCGCAGATTACGGTTGCTGGCGGGCTTTACAAGATTGCGCACTTCGCCAAAGGTAAAGGCGATGACTACCCCGTCCAGCGCAGCAGTGAGCGGAATGGATGGTTTAAGTGCCAGCCCGTTTGCCTGCGCGGAAAGCGACATGGCTTTAAGCAGGGCAGCGTTTGCCGCTGACAGCGTTGCCCTATTTTTCTGCAATAGCGAATCCGCCGATGCCGCTTTATTCACCGTTTTTTGTAGTAAACTGCTCAGGCTCGTTGCAGATGCTATCGCTTTGGCCAGCGCAGCATTGACAGAGACGGTATTGATAATGTCCTGTTTGTGCAAAGCTGCGTTGATGGCCATCGTTCGCAAAATATTCTGTTGCTGCAACAAGGCATTCAAATTGGCTGTTGTATTCCTGTTTTCACTACCTTGCTGTGCAATGGGCACAGTGCCAATTTCTCTTTGTGCGCCATCGAAGAAAAAACTGCGTGCTCCGAAGCGCATTTATGCCTCTGCTAATTGAAACATTCCATGCACCGCGCCAGAAGAGGAGCCATTAGACAGCGATAACAGGCAAAGGCAGGCCGCATCGTGTATTTCGGGCGAGCAGCCATAGCCGCCGATGAAGGGATTAAGGCATCGTTGTTGCAAGGCATGCGCCTGATTAGAGACGTTTGGGATCAGCATCAGCGGCTTATAAAGCACCACCCCATAATTGCCTGCGGTGCCAGTGGAGGAGGATGGCGTGACGGATTCCACCGAGCGCACACCTGTATCATCATCCTGCAAGGGGATGGGGATAAACCTGCTGGCGGCATTGTCATTGGTTGCGCCGATGACTACGGGCTTGCTGATGCGGCCTGCGATTCCTGCCTGATTGGTGTAGGAGAGCGTCACCGTCTGAGCAAGCGCACCCAGCGCAGCGTATATCTCCAGCCCTGCCATCACACCCACCCCATCGGTGTAGCGTGTCAGTGCCGCTGTCGGAAGATTCGTCGTCTGTTCTGCCGTAGCCGTGCCAGACAAACCGCCCTGATGCGACAGCCGATCAATCAACATCAATGAAGTGAACGCATTGGCAGAATTTGCCAGCTCCAACTGCGCTACATAATAGGCCTTGGTCAGGCTGGTGAGCTTGGGTTCACTCAGTAACGCACCCACCGTATCCGCATCGCAAAGGCTGGGTGTGGTGGGGATGGCTCCCGCATCCGGGGCGACGGTCCACAGGCTCATCCAGCGCGTCGCATTTACGGTGAGGGTGTTTTTGCTGAAGGCATAAGGCTTGCCTTGTTCAATAGAGGCTTTGAGCGCCTGATAATCGGTAAAAGCCATGATTATCTCTCCGCAAATCCCGCCGCAAACATCAGCTGTGGCGCAGTAGTGCTATTGGCCATGAATGCAAGGGCGATGCAGGCATTGGTGTCTATTTTGGGAAGTCCCGGCAGCCCTGTCACATAATCGCGCCAGAAGCCTGTTCCCGCAGCGGGGGCGATTCCCAACCCTATGGGTTTGGCGAGGGTCACGCCAAAATTACCTGCCGTGCCTGTGCTGGCAGCAAGGGTGACAGAAGCGATTTCCTGTACACCGATATCACCATCCTGCAACGGCAGCATGATCAGACGTTGTGCCTCTCGATTTCCCGTTGCCCCAATCGCCACCGCCTTGGTGGTGCGTCCTGATATTCCCGACTCATTGGTGTAAGAAGCGGTGAGTGTGGTTGCCGTGGTGCCAATCGCGGTATAAATCTCAATCCATATCTGGTTGCCGATACCGCCTGTGTTGCGGGTGAGTGTACCGCCAACACTCTGCGCGGTGGTTACAATGCCAGATAATCCACCATTATGCAGCAGTCGATCATACAGCATCAAGGCGCCGGGCGCGTTGGTAATCATGCCGTTACCGAGCAGCCATTTCTCACGGCTACCTGAGGGATTGGCTTGCAGTAACCCGCCACGGCTGGTGTTGTTGGGAATTTCAGTGGCGGCAGGCTGCACGCCCGATCCGCCCATGCTAGAATTATACCGCCAGAGTGATGTCCATTTTCCTGCGACGGTGCCATTCGCCGCCGCACCATCCACCCGATTGTCAATCCATGCAAAGATGTTCTCAGGATTACCAGAGTTGCCACCCGTCATGCGGTTGATGATTTCGCTTAAATCTGAAAATGCGGTCATCTCTATCTCCTTACCATGTCCACGGGCCGCGAGGTTTGAGGTATTGCAGGGTGGTGCGGATCACGCCGCCCGTAAAATTGCTGCCATTGGCCGTGAGGCGGATGGCGGTGTTGGCGTAATAGGCCAGCGGGCTGGTGATGCCGATATTGGTGGAATCGAGCGCGATGCCGATCAGGTTGCCATAGCGCGTGGTATCGCCCACCACCCCGATGCCGAAAGAGGTCGCGCCGGTGATTGCCGTCATCACGCGCACATTGACCGCCAGCGCAATGGCGCGGTCGGGAATCTGGATAGTGGTATCCTTGAACGCGCCGGTATTGACGGTCACATCCTCGGTTTTGTGCTCCACCCGCAGATATTCGCCAGTTTCCTTGAGCAGCAAGCCTTCCGACACCCAGTTTGTGCCGTCGAACATGACATATTCGTCGGTGGTTTCATTCCACAGCCGCAGCCGCTTGAAGGGAGCTACAAAGAACCAGCCCCCGCCATCCGCTGCCTGAGCAATCTGGCTTGCTTTCCCCGCCCAGGCTCCTGTGGGCGAAGCACCCACCACCCAGCATTGCCCGACCGTCGGGCTGCCAGGAGGTGTGTTCAATCCCACCTCCTGCGCGACCGCCTGAATCAGCACATCAAGGATATTCAGTGCATCGTTATGCGTGACTTCCTTCTGTGACTGCGATTGCAGAATATAGGGCAGCAGTAAGCGTCCGCTGGTATTGGGCATTGGAGGTTCCTTTGGTTATAAGATTAAAGGGTAGCTATGCCTGCATTCCCGCGCCCCACCGCAGCGGAAAGCTGGTAGACCTTCACGCTGATGCTGCTTTGCACCGAGCCGAAGTCCGTCACCTGTTGCGCGGTAGTGTAAAGAGTCGTAGGCGAAGTGAGGCCGGTGATGGTACGCTTCACTGTCACGCCCTGCATGATGTCCACCTCGTAGCGTTCCGATTCCTCGGCAAGCGGAATATCCACCGCGTCTCGCCAATCGCCGCCAATGCGTGTGCGTCGTTTCCAACTGATGGTAAGGTCGCCACCTGTATTGCGGCTACCCACGATATGCACTGGCGCATAGGGCTTTAAGGCTCTTGCCGTGTAGGTGAAATCCTGCGCGGTGGTTGCTCCGAGCGTGGAGCCCAGCGTTACCGGCTTAAACTTTTTGCTGATGCCCCAGCCGGAAGAGGCCATGAGTTCCCGCGCCAGGGCGTTGGTGAGCAAAATAAACCGTTCGCCTGCCGCATGTCCGCCCACCGCCCATTCCGTGCCGAGCCTGCCGCGAAGCAGGCGCGAGAGGCGGTATTGGTTCTCGCCAATCAGCGTGGCGGTTTGAAACTGCAGCACTTCTTCGCCGAGGATGCAGACATTGCCGCCATTGAGTACCGCGATATCGGCAACGCTCTGCAACTGGCCGAAAGTCAGCAGCACCTCAATGCTACCCGTCACATCCCAGCCATAGATCGTGCCGGCAGGCAAGACCGTCAATGCGGCACCGATGGTTGCCTGCGCGGTGAGCGCCTGCATCAGCGCATAATTCGCGCCACCATCGTCGGAGCGGTAAATCGCCGATCCCGTCCAGTCTCCTCCCAGGCCCACCACACCGTAGCGCAGATAAGCCTCGGTGATGCCATCGGTGGGAAATGCGGGAAGATCGAGCAGCTCTAACCGCGTCGCCGATACGCTGGTGGGGGACTGAATCGCGGGCGTTCCGCTGCCAGCCGGATTATAGAAATCGTAGGATGATACATCTTCTGCTATCGCAGAGATTTCCTGCATACCGTTGCGTACCAACTTCGAACCGGTGATCCGCATGAGATAGGCGGCACCATCCTTCGTGACGGTGATGACATCGGTCGGCTCCAGCAAAGCGTATTTCGGCGGCAGGGTGAGCTGATATTGCACACGCCCCACCCAGGCGTTATAAAGCGTCACATCCGCCACCACCTTGGCCTCCTGATCGGACAGCACGATGGGTAGATTCACCGTCACATAATCGACGGCCTTCACTGTTTGGCGCTGCGAGGACTGCGTACCGGCCTGATAATCGGCAATGCGGCTCAGGTAAATCACATCCACCTGACGCGGCAGCTCCAGCTCCTGCGTGCGGGTGATGGCAAAGGCATCCTGCGTATTGTCCACTGCCACCAGCTCGGTAACATCGACCGTGGTGCTGGAGATTTTCCCCCGCTTGATGAATTTCAGCAGCCCGTCCGATTCCACGCAGTCGAAGAAATAGGCCGCCGCCAACTGCTCCAGGCAGCCGCGCACCGTCTGGCGGCTGTTGATAATATAGCCGCTCACGATATCGGTGAGCCTTGTCACATCGTACATGCTGCTGTCATAACCAACGCGCCGCAGCAGATCGGCGACGATCTGGCCGAGATTGGAAAGCCCCAGCTTGCCCTGAATCCAATGGCCGGTTTTCCAGTTGCCGCCATCCGACCAGACACTCAGCAGATCCGGCCAGAAGGGAAAAGGCCGCGCATCCCATGTCCAGACGAATTTGCGCGGGATAAAGTTGGCCTCCAACGCGTTCTGATCATCCAGGTAATCAATGGAGGCTTCCAACGCCGTGCGTTGCGCCAGAAAATCCACCCGCGCACGCGAACCGCGAGGATAGAAGCTCTCCACCGAATCGGGATCGACGAAGACGTTTGGCTGGTTGGCGCAGCCATCGACCGAAGGAAAACCCAGCTCAGAAAACCAGAGAGGTTTCATTTTGGCCGTCCAAGCCGTGCCGCTGGCATCGGGGTTGGTGTGGGTGCTGTTCCACCAGTGCTTTACGTTCTTCCAGGCGTAAGTGGCGCCGGAATAGAACACTTTATTCAAACGGGTGACAGGATCGCTGTAATAGTAATCCCAGCCTTCGTCTTTCGACCAGCCGTCATAAATTTTCTGGTAATCAATCTGCGGCTGCGGCAGGTCAGGAGTGAGCGGGAAATAACAATCAATCGCCACCACGTCGATATTGCTATCCGACCACAGCGGATCGAGATGGTACCAGCCGTTCACTGAATGGTATTCACTCCAGTCGCCGCCATAGATCACCTTCACCCCGGAACCGACAGCGGATTTGACGCTGGCAGCGAGGCTTTTAAGCTGCGTCACGGCAGGAAACACGCCGGGGCTGCTCATATAGGTGGTAAGCCCCACCAGTTCGGAGCCGATCATGAAGGCGTCGATGTTGTTTTTGAGCAGTACGCCACCGACATTCAGGCTGGCATAATGGTTGATGAATGCATTATAGCCATTGCTGCGGGTGAAGAAGTTATTCGCATCCGTCGCGTTGGTGGGCGTGATGCGCCCGCGCCAGGGCTTGCTGATCGGCGTGATGGTATCCACCTGCACCATCGGATAAAACAGAATCTTATAGCCTCGGCTTTTCAGTTCCTGGCATAGGCGCATGATGCTTTTATCGGTCGGTGTGCCACCGAAAGTGGGCGAACCATCGCCCAATAACAGAATCAGGTGGGCAGTAGCACGGGTAAATCCTGCCACCGCCCAATCATCGGGCGTCACCCGTGCACCCTGATCATTAAACTCCACCGCTGGCTTGATGACACAGACGGCAGGGTCGACGGAATCGGAAAACCAGTTTACCACTACCGATACCCATTCCACATTAGGCAAGGTGGCTTTGAGGCTATCCAGCGCGACGAAGCAATCCGCTTTGCTGTTCAGGTTGTTCAGATTCAGCTTGGTGGCTTTGCCGCCCTGCACAAAATTACCGGCCACATCCTCCTGGCCTGTGGTTTTTTCCTGCACCACCGTGTCATAGACATATTCGCCCGCGCCGGGGATCAAGGTGATGTCGGTGATTTTATCTTCCAGATCGAAAGGCTTTTTAAGTGTGCGACGCACCTCGAACGTAAAGTTGGGGATGCGGTTTCCATAATTCGCCAGCGGAAAATCCTTAATCACCACATAGGCCAGCCCTCGATAGGCCGGTATCTGTCCTGCCGGATAAAAGGAGGAAATAAAGGTATCCGGCAGCTGCGCTTCATCACCCAGATAGAGGCTATAGCTGCCTTGCGTCAGATCGAGCGGTTTGCTATCCGCCCATGCGCGCACCAGTTCGGTAATCGGCCCCTCGCAAATGGCGATGGCAAGGCTGACGCTGTAACTGTAGCTGGTTGTCGTGGTTTCCACGCCACCGCCACCGCCCTTACCGCCACCAGAGGATTGTGTGGTGGTGGTTACGCTTTCTTTGATGGGGCGCGACCAGATCACATTTCCGGCGATGCGGTTATTGCCATAAACAATTGGAATGGCTTTCCCATAAGTGGAAAACTGCACCATCAGGTCAGTCAGGCGCGAACCTTCCTGATTGATGCGCGTCTTGCCGCCGCCGAAAATCGCGCGGTCGACGAAGCCGCCCATATAGCCGCCGACACCTCCGGCCACAGCGGCGAGAAAGGTTCCCGCACCAAGCGAGGCGGCGGCGGAACTGGCTGCGGCGGCTAAAACAATGGATGCCATCTGAATGTCTTTCGTTTTTTGATGTACACTTGCTTCGCAGTGGCAATCAGGCTTTCATCAAGCCTGATTGCGCTGTGTTTCAGGAAGGCGAAACACAGCCACCAGCCGTTGTTTCCACTCTTCATCCAGGCGGTGCTCCACCACGCACCGTGCCTGCGCGTAACAATGAATCATGCCGAGTGTGCCATCCTCCTCGGTAAGGATGGCCAGATGCTGCGGATTATCGCCCATCGCAAAAAGTGCAAGATCACCCGCCTGCGCTTCCACCACCGGCACTTCATCCAGCAATGCGGCTATTTTCTGTGTCAGATATGCCCCATCCGGTTCTCTGGAATAACTCACCTCGTCATAACCGGCGAGCCGCTGGCCGTGCCTGTCTCTCAAGCCTAGCTCATCCACCACGCCGATGATCAGGCCGAGGCAATCGCAGCCCACACGCTTCAATCGCGCCTGATGGTGAAACGGCGTACCAAGCCATGTGCGGGCTTGATTTACAATAAAATGTTGCACGGTATCAGGCATATCTCTATTACACTGGCATGGTTTGTGATTGACATTTAACTGTGCCTATGGCATAGTGTGGGGGGTGGAGTATGAGCGTTATCGCAATTGTTGAATTGTCGTCTTTCTCCAAAAGGGCGGCAAAAATACTGGATAAAGAAGAAGTTGATGCATTGCGCGCCTATCTTCTTCAGCATCCCGATAAGGGCGATGTTATTCCTGGCACCGGCGGTGTCCGCAAATTGCGGTGGGCAGCCAGTGGCAGGGGTAAACGCGGTGGCGCTCGTGTGATTTATTTTTACCATGTGGTAGGTACGAAGATTTATCTGATGGCCTGCTACACGAAGAACGAACAAGACGACATCAGGCCAGAGGTGAAAAAGCAAATGACGGCCTTTGTTACGCAAATCAAAAAAGGAATATGATATGGCCAGACCGAAAAGAACTACCGCTCCATTAAACGAGTTGGAGAAAGATTTACTTGAGGCAGCAGCAGAAATGCTTGCCCATTCGCGTGGTGAAATTGAATTACCTACCTACTACTACACCGTCCCCGAAGAGGTGAATGTGAAAGAAATCCGTACCAACCTGCATCTAACGCAAGAGCAATTCGCCCATTTTATCGGTGCAAGCGTCCATGCTGTGCGCCACTGGGAAAACAAGCGGCGCACGCCTGATGGTACAGCGCGTACACTACTGCATGTTCTCCAATATAATCCTCGCGCTGTGTTAGATGCACTCGGACAACCCACTACTTAACCCCTCTGCAAATCATTCGCGGTTGCTGCCGTGGCGAGTAGCTTATCCATTCCCGGCACATGCGGCTCGCCACGGAAGTTCACCGCGTTGTTGAACTTGGTGAAACAGGTGTTGAAGGTTTTGTCGCATCCGGCGATGGCGTTGAAGGTATCGCCCACCGTTATCGTATTCGGCATGGGCAGCACCAGCGTGAACTGCTTGTTCGAGAATTCCTTAATCTCCATATGCCGCCCCGCATTTGCGCCGGTGAGCCAGACCACTTCGCCGCTGGAGAAATACCCCGCCGCCTGCGTCATGGCGTTGCTGATAAACACTTGCCTGCTGGTCACGGTATTGACCATGCCGCCCACCGTAAAACCTGCCAGATTCACTTTGCAGCGCGTATCGCCGAACACGGCGCGGCAGGTGGGGCTGTAAAGATCGCCGATATTCTGCTGCAGTTTCTGCGCGAGGCCACGCACTTCGGCAACGAACTGGCCATTTTTGACGCTCACTTCGCCCAGCCAGCCGCGCCGATGCGTGATAATACCCTGCGAGAGATCGCTGACATTCACCATGAATATCTCGATCTCGGCGAAGTCGTATTTACCCGCCATGATATCGGCCTCGGTGATGGCGGTGCTGTCGAGTATTCCTGCCACATCGAGGTTGTCGACCGAGAATCTATCCTTGGTTTCGATGCTGGTGGGCGAAAAGCCGGTGGCCGCTTTGTAAAGCTGGCTGGCGATAGTGAGATCGGCGGTATGATCGGTGAATCCGAAGACCGCACCACTTACCAGTGTCAGTTTCCAGCAGATGGCAAGGCTGGTGACTTCGCCCGCCAGATGCGCGGTCAGGCCTGCGGAGGCGGTTCTCATAGCCGAATCTCCACGATGGGAATCGCATCCCATATGAAAATCCCCGGCCCATCGGCGCGAACGGAAAGCGTATCAGTATCGAAGCGCGCCGGTGTGTCGAACTCAAAATCCGCACTCACTATCACGCCCGCTCCAGGCGCGGCAGCAAAACTCACGATGCCGGTGGTATGATCGATGCTGAAGCCGGAGGATTGCAGGATGGAATTGAGGTAGATTTTCACCGTGCTGGAGACAGGTTTTTTGATCTCGCGGCTGTAACTGTAACCACCGCTGCTGTAGAGCTTCACCAGTTGAAATGTCGTCTGCGATCCGTTGCCTAGCCCAAGATTCTGCGCCACACCCTGATAGTCGCTCCAATCCTTGAAACGGAAGCCGTAAGCCTTGCCGTAGCGCGCGCGAAAGAATGCCTGCAATGCCGCCATGTCTGCCTGATTTTTTAAGCCTGTCGAGACATCCCACCGCCCTCGCGATTTAAGCCAGTTGATATTGCGCTGCTCAAATCCTGCGAAGGTAGTGGTGATGCTGGTGTTGAACTCCGCACCGCCCGATGCGCCATAAGCGATCTTCGGCGGAAACTGCACTTCGTGAAAGACGGGCATCAGTTGTTCCTCACTCTGAATCGTTGCATCTGTCCGGCAAATTTGCTCATGATCTGCCCCTGACTATCCATGAAGCTCTGTGCGTTCGGCGTGGCGATGTTGAAGGTGATATTCATGCCACCGGCCTTGCTGGTTTTTGGCAGCACCGTTTCCCCGCGCTGCAGAATGGCGGGAAATTCATCTGGCATCAGGCCGCTATGCAGTCGCGGCGCACCGGCAAATACATGCGAAGGCACGGCGCGGCGCTCGGTACTGGAGGCACCCACCACGCCGCCGTCATGGAAAATGCTGCCGAAGATGCTACCGAAAATATCGCCGCCGCTGCCCTTGACGATATCGCCCAGCGCGCCTGCGATGGGGGCGGTGATCTGCTGGCGAATAAACATGCGTAGGATATCCTGCTCCAGCGATTGAATGAGATCGCCGATTTTGCCGAAGGAGATCTCGCCGGAAGAAACCATCTCCACCAGCGTATCCTCCACCTTGCGGGCGGCGCTGCCGAATAACTCCTCGGCGTTTTTGGCGGCGTTGGTGGCCTCATCGGCATAGCGCTTGAGCGCGCGTGTGGCACCATCCTCCCATTTATCGCTGTCGAGCAGCGATTTATCGTAAATCTCCTTGAGTTTTACCTTATAGATCTGCTCGATCTGTTCGAGATAACGCTGATTTGCTTCACTGGCATCGCCGAGATCATAGATCAGTTTTTCCTTCCATTGATCGAGTGCCTCCTTGGCAACATCGTAGCCGGTACTGGTCTCCAGTATCGCCTGCGTGATCTGCTCGATGGCCTTGGCACGGCTTTTACCGGCTTCTTTGGCCCGTTTTTCGGCCTCCTCCAGATCGTAGAGCGATCCGGCCAGTTCGGTCACGCGGTCACGATATTCCCTGGTGGCACTGGCACTGAGCTTATCCAGTTCCGCCTGCACAAAACGGGCGCGCGGATCGGCGATTCCTTCCAGCTCCAGCCGTTTTTCTAGCGTGGCGATGACTTTCTTATTGGCCTCGGCCAGCTGGAGGGCTGGCTTGGCGGCTTCCGCATCGAGCTTGGCGAGTTTGGCGCGGGTGCTGGCATCGACGGATTCAAGCGCGCTGCGTGCGGCATCGGAATTCCGGCTGTCCTTAAACAGCCCCTCGATACGCTTTTTCGCTGCCGT